AAGGTAAGTTTCTGCCATGTTAATTCCTAAGTAAAATGAAAGAGCAAGTTGCCCTGCTCTCTCATATATAAGTTAAGCTAAAGTGTCTCTATCAACTTCGTTAGCTGCCATGTCACCAGCATCACTGATGTCCATAAGAGTTGCGAACACTCTTATCTTTCCAGTTAATGTAGTTCCAGTTTGAGCTTGAACAAGTATATCTAAAGTATCTGCTGCTCCAACAATTACAGGAGCATAAGCTGCTGCAGTAGGAGCATAATCACCTGCTGAAGCACCATCAGCATCAAAACCATCAACAAAGTTGTCAACATCACCACCTGTGATACCTAAGTCAAAAGCAGTATCAGATGATGTACCTGTTAATGCAGTAGTCACTTCCATACCTGCGTGAAGAATCACAGATTCAGCAGGAATATTCAGACATTGATATACGTCACTAGCAGCTAGGGCAGTACCCTTAGATGAAGTAGCGACAGCTAAATCAATAGTATTCTGAATCATGTATGGTTTTCTACCTCTAGGGTGATTTCCTCTAGCAGGTATAGTTAAGTTTACGGTTGCCATTAATCAATCTCCCTATGCTAAGTGGTATATTGCAGTACAGATTGCTTCAGGTCGAAGAATCTTTCTGCCATACAAATGCATACCACGAACAATATCAGCAAAAGAATCAGGGTCTCTATAAGTCTCTGTCTTGTTGATTTGCTCGGCAGTAGCTACTGAAGATGAGTGACCAGCTACAATAACACCAAAGTTTGTAGAACTATTAGTACCTGTTGTTGCAGGTCCTGTTCCTAAACTTGGAAGATTATTGGACTGATATATCTTAAACCCATGCAAGTTATTCATTACTAAACCATTCTGAAGTCCAGACCCACCCCAATCAGATTGGAATAGTCTTGAGTCTTCGTCTTTTAGTACTTCAATAAATACAGGGTCTAATACCAACCATCTACCATTAGTGTCAACATTCTGTTGGTCCATTAGTCTAGACATTCTAGCTATAAGAGTTAATGGGAATGTATCACCTGCGGCAGGAGTTGCATCAGTTGCACCCGGCATTCTTGGCTGAATAGCAATAGCATCGGCTGCTGTACCTGCAAAGTCTGCAGCATCTAGTTGCATTGAAGATAACAGTTCATCAGTACCAGCAGTTGAAACAGCAACAGTACCATTAGTGGTAGTATTAGCTGTATCAGCTGAACTATGAATTGCTGATTGCTTGTAACCTGACATATAACCAAGTACGTCTTGGTCAAATTGGTCTGCTAGTCTATAGGCTGCTCTATTAGATGCTAACTCTTGAAAGTTAATATGCGAATGAGCTTCCTCAATATCATCCACTTTAAAGGCAAAGTAGTTAGCTTTGTCAATAGTAAGTGAAAATTCTTCATCGTCAAGGTCTTGAGGAGTTATTGTAGTTCCTCTTGAGTATTCCTTGACTGTTATTTCTGGTTCTTTGATAACCTTAACGGAATCGCCCATATTAGCAATCTCACCGAAGTAATCATTATTAGTGATTGCATCGACTACAGACCCCTTGCGAAATGCAAGTTGTACCTGTTTGCTGTAAATAATAGGACTAAAATTACCGTTAGGTAGGTTACCGTAACCACCTGCTGATGTAAATGCCATTTTAATCTCCTTAAACATTTAACAAATGCACACATAAGTGTACTATAATTTAGTCATTTTACTTTATAAGGACCATTCATAGTTGAGGTTGTACGTAGGATAGCGAGTCCGTTGTAGGCTCATATAATTGGGTAATCTCTAAAGTGGGTATTTTAGTATAACATAAGTGTCCTATAAGGGGTTATGTTATACCTCTAGTTACATATAGTTATACTTAAAAATAACTATTTGTCAACATTCTTTTTATCTTTCTCTTTAATCATCTCTAAAAAGTTAAAGTTTACACTAAAAGACCTGCGTTCTCCCTTTGTTTTAAACGGATATACGCAATGAAATAGGTCAGAAGGGAATATATAGAAGTCTCCTACTTGTGGTTTTACCATAAAGTTTGTATTATTATAACCTGATGATGTACCATGAACAAACTGTATGTGTCCATTCGCAGGATGATGGTCTTTATAATCCTCTTCCCATTCTTTTTCTATGCCTTCAGGTAATGCTAGATAACCAACGCAGGACATACTAGACCCTACATGTAAGTGAATAGGGTTGTATTCATGCTCGTATTGTCTAACAAACCATCCTGAGTTTATCTTGATACCATAAGTATATTTATTAGCATCTAAGTTTTTAACACCAAAAGAGTTTCTCTGCTCTGAGTATGAATGAAATCTAGCTATAAAAGCAGATACTTCTTTCATCCACAGTTCTTCAATCTCTTTATTAAACTGTAACTCTTGCGTAACCTTACCAACTAATTGGTCGGAAAAGTCAGCTAACTCCATCTTCATTAAGGTATTCATCTTCTTAACAAAGTCAGGACTTAGTTTCATGTAACCCATAGAAGGACCAAAGGGTGATATATACTCTTCGTTCTTCTTAGGCACATACATTTTTGAGTGTGCTGTCATTGTCTATACCTACCTAGCTGAACCAGATACATCGTACACAAAGTTACCAGATCGTATAGCTTCCATTATTGTGTCAGCTTGTTTCTCATACTGTGCAGAGGACATTTTTTGAACAGCAGACTCAAGTATTTTTTTACCTGACTCTGTAGAATCAACTTTAGTTCTAGCAGATTTCGTGCCAACTTCCATAGCAGCACTTTTATCATTCTTTGTCTTAACTTCCTTACCGATTCCTTTATCAGCTTTGTAGAGGTCAATAGCTCTTGCTGCTGACCTTGCATCATTATCGTTCTCATATAGTGCATCCTGTACCCATTTTGGCTGTTCATCTGCCCAATCGTGAAAGTTATCACTATCTCTAATATCATTAAAGTCAGGATGAAGTTTCATTAATTCTACTTCAGCTTTATCTTTCTTAGCTTCAATAGTCATCTCATCTATTTTTTGTAGCCTGTCTTCTATGTCTTTTGACTGCTCTCTTGCTTTCTTCATAGCAATAGTCTCAACAATCTTAGCTACATCAGGGTACTCTGTTGCCCATGCTTCTATGTCCTCATCAGACTTAGGCAACTTCATTTCTTTCTTAGTTGCTTTAGCTAGTTGCTCTTTCATTTCATCTAGCTGTTTTTGAAACTGCTTCTCTTTCTCTTGAGTATGCCTTCTTAAATCGCCATATCTCTTTTTAAAAGTTTTCTCTTCAGCGTTAGTCGGTTCTTCTTCACTAGGAGTTTCCTCCTCGCTAGTCTCTTCTGTACCTTTTTGCTCCTCAACGAGCCTTGCAAGTTCTTCTTCATCTCGCTTTACTCTTTCTTCCTGAGAATAAGGTCTATTCATAAACATTGCTTTTTTAGGTGTAGCATCTTCCACCATTGTCTTTGTAGCTTCTTCAGCCATTTGTCTTCTCCTTGGGGGTTATCGTAGCCAATTATTGTTGGGGGATAAGTAGCCTTTAATTATGGATTACTTTTTAGAAGCTAATCCACCTCGCTTCATCTTCTTGACTTTAGGTTTCTTTTTACTCGCTAGTCCACCTTGTTTAAATAAACCAAAACTATCTCCACCACCTGCTGCTGCTGCATCCATAGAATCATTACTTGATTGATTGTTATCATCATTATTAGGAGATAAAGAACTTAGAGAAGAAGGCGTGTAACCACCGTACTGTTGTTGCTCATCTTCTTTCTGTGTCACAGACTCATTGTAAACCTCTTGAACAGTAGATGGTAAACTATTGTAACTGTTTACATTAAAAGAACCATCATCATTTTTAGATGCATCTTCAACAGCATCTATGTAAGCATCTCTTACTCTATTGTCTATATTTTCAATACTAAAAGTAACGCTTTGGTCATCTCCAACTATTTTATCAGCTTGTACCACGGCATCTACTATAGCTCGTGCCTGTCTATTAGAAAGATTAGGATTACTTTGTTTTAAATCTTGTAAAGCTTTTCTAGCATTTGTATGTTGTTCTATTAAACTTTTAGCTTCTGAACCCATAGGGTCTTTTATTATAGCATTTGTTACTTCAGCAGATTTAGTTAAGGTAACACCATCTAATGTAAACTTACCTGTTCCACCTTCAGGAACACCCTTACTTCCTATACTAATAATATTTGCTAAAGCACCATATATACCCGGAATACTGCCCGGAACTGTGTAACCTATACCGAATGTAGTAGCACCTTTAGTTAGTGAACTACCTCTGACAGGACCACCTAATCTATTAGTCTTCTCAACATCTATTTTACCACCTAAAGATATTCTACCACCTCCCGGACCATACATAGCTTCTTCACGTTCTCTTTCTTCTTGGTCACGACTGTCACCTCCTGTATCCACAGGTGCTACTTTAGCTGATTGCACTTGTGTCTTCTTAGCTTCCTCTTTAGGTGCTTCTTCTTGTATAACAAAACCTTCAGGTACAGGATACAGTGTTGCACCTCTTGTGCCATCTGCGTTTACTAGATGTGGTATCATACGTGATTGACCTGTTGCTGCATTAAAGTATCTA